ATCATTGAGTGGGCAGTCTTTCGTTGAAGCAATACCCAAGAAAACTAGACAGGGCACTGGGAAGCACTCAAAGTATTCTGCAACCAGTCGCAATGCAGCTAAGAAGCGTTACCGTGGTCAGGGCAGATAATGTCTGAATACATCGAACCGATGTTTGCAGTCCCAATCTTTCATCTCTATGCGAAGGATTGGGATCGTAAGAAGAAACTACTGCAAGACTTATCGAGTCATCAGGAGTTTAAGAAAGAACCTGGTGAGTATGTTCCGAGTGACTTCCGATCAAAGAAGGTACAGTGGGAGAAAATCGAACTGTTGATCAGAGATGAGTTAGAGATGTTTAAGAATCAAGTCAAAAACCCTAAGTTGGGGGTTACTGCGTATTGGTTTGAGAAAGGTGGTAAGGGAGATCAGCATCTTATTCATAATCATGGAGCTACAGGGTTTAGTGCAGTCATGTATATTGACTATGATGAAGAGGAGCATACACCGACACAGTTTGTGTGTCCCTTCAATAATATCATAGGATGGGTTGATGTCTATTCTCCGAGGGATATACGAAGTGGTTCGGTAATATTCTTCCCATCATACGTACATCATTACACATTACCTTGTGAGAGTGAGAAAGAACGTCTGGTGTTGTCTTGGAACATGGATCAACCGTTAGGATACTCCTAATAACGAGGACGCCGAGCGGGGCACCGACATAAATATTACAATTCCTTTATTATATCATGTACCAAGCGTTGCCTAAAGAACTACATGTAAAAGACAGTCCTGTAGCAGGTCAAGGTCTATTTGCAAAGGAAGATATAGATGCAATGATGTATCTTGGTATCTCTCACGTGGTTGTGGATGAAGACATCATGAGAACACCTCTAGGAGGTTTTATAAACCACAGTGATGACCCCAATTGCGTGAAATGGTATGAACAGGAAGAATGGGGTAAGATTTATCATATGAAGACTATTAAAGATATTAAAAAAGGAGAAGAACTCTTTCTTAAGTACACTTTCTATTCGGTAACATGACCTATCCTGCACCCGACGTATTACCTTATGATGAATGGTTTGACCCTGACTACAAATATAATCCTTTAGATTCTATGCCAATAGCTACTGATAAAACACCAATTGAAAGATTGCATGATGACATGAGAAACGAATCTATGCATGAGAAGATGTACAAACTAGCTACCAAGAATGGTAGTACAATAGGAGGATCCGAAAACAATGAATGAAGAAAAGCAACTTATCACTGAAGTAGAGACTGATCTCTATCTACGTAAGAAAGGAAAGAGAAAGAATGTAAAGGAAGAAGAACTTTTTGATAAAGAAGACTATTGCGAAGGGGAATTTATACCAGGTTTTCACGATTGAGATAAAATGATCTTAGAAACATTCCTAATAGCAGCAGCACTTCCGTTTGTAGCATTAACACTTTACTTTGGTACCAAAGGAGGGTATTATGATAGTGATGACTATACTGGTGATGGTTGTGCTCACGATGTCCAACGATGAATAACCTATTTAAAATCTTTTATACTAAATGGTTTAGATCTGCTCCAGTAGTAGCAACTATATGGTTAACTATTACAGCAGTGATACTTATTGAGTTTAATTATTTCTTCCCAGATCTATTGTTTCATCCAATGCAATGAAAGCAATCTTTAATTACTTAAAAGAAATAAAAGATACAGCTAAATATATGCTTCAAGGGTTAGAAGTAACCTTTGATCATATGAGAAGGAGACCTGTAACCATACAGTATCCTTATGAGAAACTAATACCCTCTGAACGCTATAGAGGACGCATACACTTTGAAATGGATAAGTGTATTGCTTGCGAAGTATGTGTCAGGGTATGTCCTATTAATCTCCCAGTAGTCGATTGGGTGATGAATAAGGAAGCAAAGAAAAAAGAACTAAGAAACTATTCAATTGACTTTGGAGCTTGCATATTCTGCGGTAACTGTGTAGAATACTGTCCAACCAATTGTTTAAGTATGACCGAAGAATATGAACTTTCTACATTTGATAGACACTCACTTAATTATGATAATGTCGCTCTTGGACGATTGCCCACTAATGTTACAACTGATCCCTCAGTTAGGGCCATGCGTGAGTTGGCTTACCTTCCAAAAGGAAAAATGGATCCCCATGAAGTACCCGATAGTGAACCCCGTGTAGGTGCAAGATAATAATGTTAAAAAGTATTACTCCATCTAATGTTGGATGGTTGGAACATAAGCTAAATGCTGATGAATTGAAGCATTTGTGGATGTGTGTTGATGAGCATGTTAGTGATGCCAAACCACAGTTAATAGGGCATGTGGATAAGAGTATTAATATAAAGGACATAGGTGACCTATTCCTGTTTAATACTATCAATCCATTAATCCATAAGTTTAACGAAGTCTTTCAGTCTGGTAAGCACGAGAACATATACAAAGAGCATCCATACTTCCTTAGGGACTTCTGGGTAAACTATCAGCATCAACATGAATATCAACCCATCCATAATCATGGAGGAGCATATTCATTTGTTATATGGTTAAAGATACCAACAGACTACGAAGAACAAAACAAAGATAATACTGCTAACTTTAAGTTGAATGGTGTATTTGAAATACAGTACCTGAATATACTAGGAGAGACATGCATGTATCGTTATCAGCTAACAAAAAAGGATGAAGGTACAATGTTATTCTTTCCGTCTAGGTTGTTACATGCAGTGTATCCATACTATAATTGCGAGGAAGAAAGGGTGTCGATCAGTGGTAATGTATGGTTGAACACGGACATTAGTCGCTAAATAGAAACAGCCTTGCTGTGTCTACATGCCCTCCTTTCAGACATTTAAAGATCTGAGTTTAACTTTTAAGAAGCACCCTGTTACCAATGATATGGTAACGGTGAAGGATAATGCAGCTATCACACAATCGATAACCGCATTACTTCTTACTGCTAAAGGAGAAAGACTATTCCAACCTGAATTAGGTTCTGATTTAAGAAGTATTTTATTTCAACCTCTAGATTATGGTGCAGCTGCACTTATTAGGGGTAAAGTTAAAGACTGTATTAGTCGTTACGAACCTAGAGTATTTGTTACTGATGTAATTTGTTATCCAGATATGGATAATGATGGTTATAGTGTTGAATTGTACTATACGATTATAGGAAGAGACGATAGACCAGTGGCACAGGAATTCTTCTTAGAGCGTACACGATAATGCCTTATACACAGGTTGCTAATTTAGACTTTGAAAATATCAAAGTAACTCTCAAAGAATATTTGAGAGGACAAACAGATTTTACTGATTATGATTTTGAAGGTAGTGCATTAGCTAACCTGATTGATGTCTTAGCGTATAATACCTACTATACGGCGTTTAATACTAATATGGTAGTCAATGAACTATTCATTGATTCTGCCACCTTGAGGGACAATGTAGTAGCAATTGCGAAGCAGTTAGGGTACAGACCCAAAAGTATTACTTCTCCTACTGCATATGTTTCTTTTACTGTCAATTATTCTAACCCAACAACTGATACTGAACTAATTCTTAAGAAAGGAACAGGATTTATTGCGACTTATGACAATAAGATCTACCAATATGTCACAATTGACGATACAAAAGCACAAGTAGCAAATAATGTAGCTACATTTACTGATGTTTCTGTTGTAGAAGGTTCACAAGTAGTTAATAATTTCATTTTTAATGCTGCAGCAAAGGGTCAAAGGTTTGTTCTTGACAATAAAAATATTGATACCAACACAATTAGGGTAAAAGTGTTCCCTGGTGGAGGTACTTTCAACGAACCATACCTTGTAGCTGACAATATTTTAGGTGTTGATGGTAATTCAAAGGTATTTTTCCTTGATGAAGTAGAAGATGGAAGATATGAAGTCTTAATGGGAGATGGTGTATTAGGAAAAAAACTAGAAGATCAATCTTTGATTGAAATATCTTACATGACCACTGCTGGTCCTGAAAGTAATGGTGTAAGGACATTTGTCTTTAATGGTGTTCTAGAAAACCCTGATGGAGTCTCTCCTAGTGCATTTACAACTAACATTACCTCTACCATTGCCTCAGCAGGCGGTGAGGTGCAAGAAACCACTCAGAAGATAAAATATACCGCTCCTAAGGCATACGGCACACAAGACCGTGCAGTGACCTCTCAGGACTATGAAGCAATTGTAAGAAAAGTTTATCCTGCGACTAGTGATATCATTATTTTTGGTGGAGAGGATCAAGAACCACCCGAATATGGTAAAGTTTTCATTGCATTGAAACCAACTGATCAAAGTTATCTTACTTCATTAACAAAACAGAAGATTATCGCAGATCTTAAGAAGTATGTTGTAGCTTCTGTTGAACCTAAGATAATTGATCCTTCTATTCTATACGTTGAGCTAACAAGTAAGATCTATTACAATGGATCTACTACTGATCAGACAACATCACAGATTAGAGACAAGGTTATTACTGGTGTACAGTCTTATCTTAATACTTCAGATACTGAAAAGTTTAATGGTAAGTTTAGACATAGTAAGATGGTGGGTGTAATTGATGATTCTGATAATAACATCAATTCCAATCTAACATCTGTTACAATGAGGAAGGATTTCTATCCTCAGTTAAATTCCACCTTCTATTATGAAGTGTGTTTTCAAAATTCTTTTGATAAGGACTGTGAAGAACCAGTCCTTTCATCCACTGGGTTTAGGGTTACTGAGTATCCTACTTTTGACGTTTATCTAGAGGACAGGGATGGCAAAATTATCCTATATAGTCTAGATAGCGTAACTGGTGAAAAGGTTGTCCTTGACAAGGAAATTGGCGATATAGATTATGACAAAGGTGAATTGATGATGTA